TGGCGCTGTGGTCAACCTGGACCGGCGTGGACGTGACCACGCTGCGCAACGAGGCGCTGGCCGCATGATGCGCCTTGTCGGCCTTTACATGCTCAAGCGCGAGATCGCCGCCAGCCTCCGCGCCCGCAAACAGGTCCGCAAGGCCCGTAGCGAGGCCGCACAGCGCGGTTTCAGCACCGAGGTGCGCAACAGGGCCAAGGCGTGCCGCGCGATGTTCGGAGGGGCTTAGAAATGCGGGGAGGGGCAGCACTGCGGACAATCGCCGCGAACCTTCGCGCGCTGGTCAAGGATGCCGAGCGCAGCGGCGAACCTATCGACCCGGACGAAATTGGCACAGCCGGTCGCCAGATCGAGGCTCAGGCGGAAATGATCGAACAGGGGTTGGCCGAATGAAGCGCGAACCTTGGGGAGCTATCTACGAAAGCTGGGGCGGTAACCCTGCTGTCGATGGCATTGCGCAAAGCGACGCCAAACTTCGCGAACACATGGCGCTAGGCAGTTCGCGTCTCGCCGAAGCGGTCCAACGCTATCTTGCGGATCGCCGCCCATGAGCGGTTCGCGCAGCCTTGCCCGGCAGAAAGCCGATGAACACATGAAGTTGAGCGATTGTTCATTTAGCCTGCCGTTCCCGGATTCGATGCTGTCCGGGCATCACGACGTCAGTTGGAGGAAACTGCGCCCGGTCAAGAAATCGCACCGGGAACTGGCATGGGCGAAGGCCAAGAACGCCAAACTGGCAATCCCGGCTTTCGGCGATGTGCCGGTGCATTTCCATTTCGTCCCGCCAAACCGGCTTGGCGACAGGACCAACTATCCGAACCGCATAAAGCCCTACATTGACGGCATCGCGGACGCGCTCGGCATCAACGACCGCCGCTTCCTGCCTTCCTACAGCTTTGGCGAGCCAAGCGCCAACAATGCCCGCGTGGAGGTGACGATATGATCGCCCGACTGAAAATGAACGAATGGGGACGTGAGATACCGGACCAGACGGCAAAATCCGAACGCAACTGGCGTCGCCGCGCTTACCTGCCCGGGGCAATCGAGCGCGCGGAGCAAAAGCTGGCCCGGCTGAAAGAGGAAGCAAGCCACATCGGTTTGACGCTTAAGCAGCTTGAAGACAGCCACCACAACGGCGACCAGATCGCCACCGAATATCTCAAGCGCCTGGGCTATTGGCGGTGAACGGTTTTTATAGGATGCCATCGCGTCCGATTTCGGCGTTGCGGTCGGAACCGGCTTGGCGATGGTGCGCTTCTTGCATCCGTATAGCGCCACCTACGGGCTGCCATCAAAAGCGCTGTGGAAAGCGGGGACAGGGACTGGTCCTTGGTTCAGTCAAAGATTTGAAGGTGTATATGGACGCCGCCTTTGAACGGAGGGCGGTGTGACTGATTGGGTTCGCCTTTGGCACGACATGCCGACAGACCCGAAATGGCGGGTCATCGCGCGCAAGAGCGGGCAGCCGCTAGCCTGCGTCATAGCAGTCTTCAACATGATGATGGTCGCCGCTAGCCAGAATACGGTCGAGCGTGGCACGCTTGAAGCATGGGATGACGAAGACGTTGGCGCGGCCCTGGATATGGAAGCCGATGCGATTCGTTCTATCCGCGATGCCATGCAAGGCAAGGTTCTTGATGGCTTTCGCCTGGCGGGTTGGGAACGCCGCCAACCCAAGCGAGAGGACAATTCCGCTGAAAGAGTAAAGGCTTACAGGGAACGCCAACGAACAAAGGCGGACGCTGTGGAACGCGAGGAAACACCTGACCCTAAGCCTGTAACGCAGTGTAACGCCCCAGAGACAGAGACAGAGACAGATAAGATAACACCTAACGGTGTTTGTGCATCTTCGGATGCACCCGCTGTCAAGCCTGAGCACATTGTCGAGGAATGGAACCGGACGGCACCGCGCTTGAGCAAGCCGAAGGTCCGAGACCTCACCGACAGCCGCCGCCAACTTCTGAAAGCCCGAGCGACGCAATACACGCTCGACGATTTCCTGGACGTATTCGGGAAGATTGAGAGGTCGCCGTTCCTTCGCGGCGACACAGGCTGGCACGGTTGCACCTTCGACTGGGTGTTCAAGCGGGCCAATTTTCAGAAAATCCTTGAGGGCAACTATGACCAGTAATCCATTCGATAGGCGCCGTTCCGAACCGGAATATTCCCCGATCAGCCTAGAGGCCTATTGCGAACAATTGAACGCAATGGCCTTTTCGCAGGAAAATGGCTGGCGCTGGCGCATCGCGACCCGGAAGATTCCGGGCGGGCAAGTCGAGAAGTTCCTCGACCGCTGGGGGGATAACCCGCCGCCGTTGAAAATGACCGAGCGTGAATGCGAGATCGTCCACGAAGTCATCGGCGAGCTTCGCGCCAAGGGTTATCCCGACGAGGAAATTTCGGCGATGATCCGCAAGGGCATCACACAACGCGAAGTCTCCGCGCGATTGCAGGATGAGCAGCACCGAGCCGCCTAACCAACAAGGGATCGCACATGGCGGACAATCAAGCCTTTATCGCCAAGGCAATTGATCGCGCAAACGGCAGGATGAAAGGCCAGTGTGGCCTTGCGGCAGGGGAACCGCTTTGCGATGCCATTACTGCATTTCTGATCAGGCGCGAACTTCTCGTCTGGGACGATTACCACGCATTGTTTTGGGTGAGGCACCCGACCGAAGGATGGCAAGTCGCGGTCTGGATGATGCCGGTCGCAAATCAATTTCAGCCGCAATAGGTGGATCGCACATGGCCAAGCGCAAGAAAAAGCCCGCACCCGTCACGGTCATCGAACCGACACCGGAGCAATTCGCCACCGGCACGTTCGAGCGAGCCGGTCTCGCCTATCGCCGCAAGCCGGTGATAGACAGTCTGCGCGATGCCGGAAAGCTGAATGCCCGCGAATACGCCGCACTGGCCTACTACCGCGAGCAAGCGCATCAGGCCGAAGACGACTATGCGCAGACTTCCCCGCTGGCCCCGGAGAAGATCATGGGCGGACGCGGCGGTGTGGTCATCTCGGGCGGACTGCCCGCAAAGCTGCTCTGCACACCGGCCATTCTCGAAACTGGGCGGATCGAGCTGTTGTTGGGCCGGTTCTTTCCCATCGCGCGGGCCATCGCGGTTGACGACATGACGCTGGCGCAATGGTGCATACGCCAGCACGGCGGGCGCGAGAAGGCGGACCACAGGGGCAGGGTCGTGGCAATTGTCCCGGCGTGCGGGAAGGAAACGCTTAAGCTGGCGCTGTTCAACTTGCGTGCGGCATCGGCAAGGATTGCCCCTTGACACAAGCGGCAAAATATGCGCTAAGGCGTCAAGTTCGAGAATTGCGCCCGGCGCGCAGGCTTTCCCACGGCGCGCACCTCTCCGCGCCTGCCCGCCTCTCTCACGACAGACACCGCCGATCAAACACGGAGCGCCTCATTAACGGGGGCGATGCGGCGCAGTGCAGTGCGTGATTGAGGCGGGCGTAGTTCAACAACCCGAAACCGCCCAGCCCAAGGGCAGCGGAAAGCGAGGGTTACGATGGCTTTCAAGCGCTACGATACCGACTTCGCCGATGATGTGATTGTCGAAATGCTCGAAAAGCTTGCAAACGGCCAAAGTATGGCGTCGATCTGCTCCGACAATCGGATGCCCGATCAATCGACTATCTGGCGGTGGTCCAAGGCAGACGACGAACTTGCAAAGGATATCGCGCGGGCAAGGGAGGTCGGTTACTTCACGCGCGGGGAACGCGCTGTTGAAGAAGCCAAGGCGGCGATTGATCCGGCAAAGGGCCGGTTGGCGTTCGATGCCGAGCGTTGGTATCTCGGTAAACTGTCCAACGCCTTCAGCGACGACAAGAAACGCGAACTCAGGGTGGAGCATTCGCTGTCGCCGGAAGCGGCGAAGTGGCTGGGTCTTTCATAGAACTTTGCGCACAACGCTGGCCTGACAAGCTGGCGCGGCTGCGCGATGGTTTCTATATGGTGCAGGACGAGAGCGGGGAGGCCGTCCCGTTTCGCCTGCGACCACTGCAAGAGAAGTTCCTGACCGAGCAGCACGGCTTTGACCTGTTGCTGAAAGCCCGCCAGTTGGGCTTCACCACGGTTATTCAGTTGGACTACCTGGACGATTGCCTGTTCATTCCGAACACAGCGGCGGGTGTCATTGCACACAACCGGGAGGATGCCGAGGCGTTCTTTCACAACAAGATCAGGTTTGCCTACGACCGGCTTCCGCCCGAGTTCAAGGCGTTTGTTTCTGCCGAGCAGGACAGCACGCGGTCAATGCGGTTCTCGAATGGATCGAGCATCCGGGTGGGGACATCGCTGCGGTCAGGCACGTTCCAGCGGTTGCACGTTTCGGAATATGGCAAGCTATGCGCCAAATTCCCGGACAAGGCGCGGGAGGTCAAATCGGGCGCCCTGAATACGGTCCATGTCGGGCAGAAGATCAGGATCGAGTCCACCGCAGAAGGACATAGCGGACATTTTTATGATCTGTGCAAGCAGGCGCAGGACCGTGGGTTGAAGGGTGATGCCCTGACCCCGCTTGACTTCAAGTTTCACTTCTTCCCGTGGCATCTCGACGACAAATACCGCCTTGGCAGCGATGTCGGGGAAACAACCGATGTTGTCGAATATTTCGACAAGCTGAAATCGTTTGGGATCGAGCTGACCCGCCAGCAGCGCGCATGGTATGTCAAGAAGTCTGAGCAGCAAGGCGAGGACATGAAGCGGGAGTTTCCGACGACGCCCGAAGAGGCGTTCGAGGCGAGCGTTGAAGGGGCCTATTTCAGCAAGCAGATGGCAAAGGCGCGGATTGAGAAGCGCATCTGCCGCCTGCCGATCCTCGACGCGCCGGTCTATACGACTTGGGATTTGGGGCTGAACGACAGCACGGCAATCTGTTTCTGGCAGGATGTCGGGATCGAACGGCGGTGCATCGATTATTACGAGAACAATGGCGAGAGCTGGGGCCATTACGCGGGCGTCTTGCTGGGCAAGGGTTACAGCTACTCACGGCACTATCTGCCGCACGATGCGGCGCACCGCCAGCAGGACGTTAACACGGTTGAAACTCGGCAGCAGAAGGCTAACCAGGCGGGCATCAATCCTACCGAGGTTTTGCCGCGCATTGCACTTGAGAAGGACGGCATAGACGCATCGCGGGCATTCTTTCCGAATGTCTATATCGATGAAGATCGCTGCTCCCGTCTGATTGAATGCCTCGATAACTACCGTAAGGAATGGGACGACCAGCGCGGGGTTTGGAAAGACCGCGCGCGCCACGACGAGTTTAGCCACGGTTACAAGGCATTCGAGAGTGCCGCGATCAGACCTGTGCAGTTGGTTTACAGTAAGTCGATCCGCACCGGTATGAGGCGCGGCGTTGTCTGAACTGCTGATCGGCTGCGGAAATTCGCGGCGCAAGAAGCTTGGGCTTGAATCGCTCGGGTGGACGGAACTGGTCACGATGGACCAAGACCCCGATTGCGGGGCCGATATAGTCCACGACCTTGAGCAGCCCTGGCCACTCGATGCAGACAGGTTCGGCGAGGTTCACGCCTATTGCGTGCTTGAGCATCTGGGGCGGCAAGGGGACTTTCGCTCGTTCTTCGCCACGTTCGGCGAGGCATGGCGGGTGCTGAAACCGGGGGGACATCTGTTCGGGATATGCCCGTCATGGCAATCGCGCTGGGCCTGGGGCGACCCTTCGCACACGCGAATTATCAGCGAGTGCTCGTTGGTTTTTCTGGATCGCACAGAATACGCAAAACAGGTCGGCAAAACTTCGATGACGGACTTCCGATGGCTGTGGCGCGGTGACTTTGAACTGGTCGTTGCCGAAGATGACGGCGAGCATTTTTCGTTCTGCCTGCGGGCACACAAACCTGTGAGGTGCTAGATGGCGCGACCCCGCAAAGCCCGCGTTGAAGGCGAGGCCGTGGATGCGCGCGGCATGATGGCCGATGCAAGCCATGGTCCGGGCCTCTCCGGCATCGTCGAGGCGTTCAAGGCGTCGCACCCCGACCAGTGGGAACAGCTGCGCCTCTGCCCGCTGCAACACGGTCTTGAGGCCATGGTCGAGGCGCTGAAGGCATAATGGCCTCGCTTCCGATCCCCTATGGCGCGGAACAGCCGCGCGAGGGCGACGAATACGACAACGCCATGCCCGACAGCGAGCTGCTATCGATCCTCGGCGCCTACGAAGCGCAGGCCATCGGCTATCAGGCTGGCGACAACGAGATCACCGCTGAGCAGGAAACCGCACTCAACTACTACAACGGCATCATGGATGATGTTCCGGCGCAAGAGGGGTGTTCCAGCGTCGTTGACCGCACTGTTTCGGTGGTCGTGGACAATGCGCTGGCGGCGGTGCTCAAGCCGTTTGTCTCGACCGATGAGACTGTCCGCTTTTCGCCGCGTTCGAAAGAGGATGTGCCGTTTGCCGAGCAGGCGACCGAGTATGTCAATTACATCATCGAGTGCGACAACGCGGGTTTCCTGCTGTTTCACGACTGGTTCAAAGACGCGCTGCTAACCAAGCTTGGTGTGGTCAAGGTGTGGTGGGAGGAACAGCCGCGCCAGGATATGCGCCAGACGGTCATTGCCGACGAACTGCACGGCGCGTTCTTGCGTCGCCAGCCCGACTACATGGGTGAAGAGGGAGGGATAGCGTTCCACGGCCAGCAGATCGACGATGGCCGGGTCAAGATACAGAATATCCCGCCCGAAGAATTTCGCATTACGCCGCTGAGCCGGACGGTTCACGAAGCGCCTTACGCCGCGCATGTCCCGACGAATATCACCCGCTCGGACCTTATCGAGATGGGATTCGACGCGGAGATTGTGGACGGTCTGCCGGGTGCGTCGGACTTTTCGAGCGACAACACGTTGCGCCAGGCGCGCTATGCCGACGAGAATTTCTCCGACGCGCGGATCGACAGCCCGCACCGTTCGGGCGACAAGATGGCCTTGCGGGACGAATACATTCGCATCGACTACGATGGTGACGGAGTTGCCGAACTGCGGCGCATCATCCGCTGCAACGATGTTATTCTGTTAAACGAGGAGATCGAGGAAAGCCCGTTTGCGGCGCTGTGTCCGATCCCGATGCCGCACAAGGTTTTTGGTCATGCTCTGGCGGACAGGGCGGTGCAGGAACAGCGCATCGGGACGGTCCTGTGGCGGCAGATGCTCGACAACCTCTACAAGTCGAACAACCCGCGCCCGGTTGTCGGGCAGGGCGCTGAACGCAGCGACGGGTTGACTGCGGAAACCTTGACCGATCCGGCGCCGGGGGCGGCGATCATGGTCGCGGACAAAACGCAATTCGGGTTTGAGGCGGTGCCGTTTACGGCAGCGGATACCTACCCGATGCTCGACGTGCTCGACAAGAAAATCGAGGAAAACACCGGCACGAGCAAGGCCGGGCAGGGGCTGGACGCCAACGCGATCAAGAAGTCCGGGCAGATGACCGCGACCGAGATTGCGCAGATCGCCAGCGGCAAGAACGCGCGCACGGAGATGGTGGCGCGCATCTTCGCCGAAACCGGCGTCAAGCGGTTGTTCAAGCTGATCCTCGGGTTTGTGACCAAGCATCAACAGCAAGAAAGGGTGATTCGGCTGCGTAACCAGTGGGTGCCTATGGACCCGCGCGGCTGGCCGGAAATGGACGTTTCGATCAGCGTCGGCTTGGGCATGGGCGACCGTTTGGAGCAGATGGCTCAGGCGGATAGTGTTTTGGAGACGATGGCCGATCTGGGCCAGACGCCTTACGCTTCGCTGATCGACAAGACCAAGGTTTACAACGCGGTCAAGCGCAAGTTCAACGCGGCGGGCATAAAGGACACGGACGAATACCTGGTGGAGCCGCGGGAAGGCGAAGAGGATCAGCAGCCGCCAGATCCCGAGGCGATGAAGGTCCAGGCGGAAATGGAGGCCCAGGCTGCCAAGCTGAAGGGCGAGCAGGAAATGGCGGCGGCCAAGCTCGACATGCAGCGCCAGGAAGCCTTGCTCAAACAGCAACTGGCGCGCGAGCAGGCAGAGTTTGAAGCCGAACTGGCGATTGAGAAGATGAACCGCGAACATTCGCTTGAGTTGCAGCGGATGGAACGCGAGGCGGAGCTTGAGCAACGGCGCATGGCGATGGAATCGGTGCGCATGGCGCGCGAGGCCGACCGGCGGGATATGGAA